TTCAGGATTTTGTTTTTTTGCCATAATTAAGCGATTTCAGCACTAAGTTTTTTTTGAAGATTAAGTTCATACGCTCTTGCCAATCTGGTCATGCCACAACCCCAACCAAATCTTGGGAAGAAGTCCAAAGATAAGAAATCTTCCAAATCTTTTTCTACTCTTTCCTTACCAAATAATTCAAAAAGTTTTCCAGCGTAGTTTCCGCCTTCAATTGTGTAGAACATTTCTTTCATACTTTCTTTATCACAGCTTCTTTCAGCAGAACCAATTGTTTCTTGACCAAATAATATTACGTCAACCTTTTGGAATTTATCACCCTCACCCTTTTGCATATTCCAGAATGGGTTTGTTCTTAATGGGAAGTTTTGAAGGGAGATTGAATCACCGATTTCATCCCACATTTTAGTTTCGTGTTCTGCTTCAAGGATTTCTGTTCCGTAATGTTCACATAGTTGGTTATAATCAACAACTTTTGGTGTATCAAAACCAAGATATTCCAACATTTCAGCTTGAAGTTTAACCATATCTTCTTTTGTGCCTTTAGTTTCAACTTCAAACATAGGGAAAATTAAGTCATGTCTTCCAGGTATTGGTGTTTTTTCTTGTCTGTATGATGTTGAGATACAATATACTCCAGGATATTCAGGATTTTGTAATAATTCATACTCCAACCACATTTGACCTGTCTGAGGTAGAGGCCAAACTTCTCCAGAATATTCAAATGTTGTGATGCTATGTGGATTTTCACATGCGGCAAGAATAGAAAGTCTTGATTGTACTGGAACTTCCAAGAAACCTTTAGCTTGGAAGAAGGTTCTCATCTTTTGAACCAATTCATTGTAAATTTTTGTGTTTTTCATTTTTTAAAATTTGTTTTTATGTGTTAATTTATATAATAAAAAAAATCCCCCTAATAATAGGAGGATTAGTAAGATAAAACGCGATTTATATTGATTAGATTAGTACCCATTGATTTTTGTTTTAGGAATAAATACAACAAAGTTTTCAAAAAAACAATAATTTGATAAAAAAAATTTAATTTGTCATAAAAACTGACAAATTGTCAGTTATTTTTATTATGGTCTAGTTTTTATACATTGAAATATAAATTTTGGATTGACTCCATAAAAAATAAAACATATAATTAAACAAAAACAGAAAAATTATGAGCAAAATTTTAGGAATTGACTTAGGTACGACAAATTCGTGCGTTGCAATTATGGAAAATGGTGAACCAGTAATTATCACCAATTCGGAAGGTAAAAGAACTACCCCATCAATTGTTGGATTTATTGATGGAGGGGAAAGAAAGATTGGCGACCCAGCTAAAAGACAATCTGTAACAAATCCAGACAAGACAGTTTATTCAATTAAACGATTTATGGGCTCAAATTATGACGAAATCAAGTCTGAGGTTAAGAGAGTTCCATATAATGTCGTAAAAGGGAAAAATAACACACCTAAAGTGAACATTGAAGGAAAGGAATATTCCCCACAAGAAATTTCTGCTATGGTATTACAGAAAATGAGACAAACTGCTGAGGATTATTTGGGTCAATCAATAACTGAAGCGGTAATTACAGTTCCCGCATACTTCAATGATGCTCAAAGACAAGCAACAAAGGAAGCTGGAGAGATTGCTGGGTTGAATGTAAGACGTATTATCAATGAACCAACGGCCGCAGCATTGGCTTATGGTCTAGATAAGAAGAATAAAGACTCAAAAATCGTTGTTTTTGACTGTGGTGGTGGTACTCATGACGTATCTATCCTTGAATTGGGTGGTGGTGTGTTTGAAGTATTGTCAACTGATGGTGATACCCACCTTGGAGGTGATGATTTTGACAATGCAATCGTTGATTGGTTAACAAATGAGTTTAAAAATGAGAATGGGGGTTGGATTGACGATTCAATGTCATTACAACGACTTAGAGAAGCCGCAGAGAAGGCAAAAATTGAGCTTTCATCGTCTCAAAGTACTGAAATTAACCTACCATACTTTATGGTTATTGATAATCAGCCAAAACACCTTGTAAAAACACTTACAAGAGCTAAATTTGAACAGATTATTGATAAATTGGTTGAAAGAACGATTTCACCTTGTAAATCAGCGCTTAAAAATGCTAATTTATCAACAAATGACATTGATGAAGTGATTTTGGTTGGGGGGTCAACAAGAATCCCAGCAATTCAAGAGGCTGTTAAGAAATTCTTTGGAAAAGACCCATCAAAAGGTGTAAATCCTGATGAAGTTGTTGCTCTAGGCGCCGCAATTCAAGGTGGTGTGTTAGCTGGAGACGTAAAAGATGTACTTTTATTAGATGTTACCCCACTTTCACTAGGAATTGAAACAATGGGTGGTGTATTTACAAAATTAATTGAGGCGAACACCACAATTCCAACTAAAAAGTCTCAAATATTCTCAACTGCTATAGATAATCAACCATCTGTTGAAATTCACGTACTTCAAGGTGAGAGAGCAATGGCTAAAGACAACAAATCAATAGGTAGATTCCACTTGGATGGTATTCCACCATCAATGAGAGGTATTCCTCAAATTGAAGTTACATTTGACATTGATTCTAATGGTATTATTAACGTATCTGCTCAAGATAAAGGTACAAATAAGAAACAAACAATTAGAATTGAGTCATCATCTGGACTTTCTCAAGAAGAAATTGACAGAATGAAACGTGAAGCTGAAGAAAATGCCGAAGCTGATAAGGTTTTGAAAGAAAAAGCTGAAAAAATAAATGAAGCCGACTCAACAATTTTCAATATTGAAAAAGCTTTGAAAGATTTGGATGAAAAAATGAATGAAGAAGAAAAAGAAACCATCAAATCTGAATTGGAACTCTTGAAAGAAGCTAAAAATTCTGGTGATGTTCAATTAATTGATAAATCTTTGGATAGTATAAACATCAAAATGCAAGAAGTAACCCAAAAAATATATGGAAATGTTGGGGAACAATCTAATGACCCTAATAATTTTACAGGTTCTGATGTTGAATTTGAAGAAGTTAAGAGTAACTAATAAAGAGCCCCTGATTATTCAGGGGTTTCTTCTTTTTGTTCATCAGTTTTCTTTTCTTTTTGTATTTGGTGGATGATGTAACCTGATATAGCAAATTCAACGCCTGCCCACATAATTAAGTCAGTCATAGTTAATGTTGAATGTTTTTCTAATAAGAAAAAAATCATTCCCCATTGTGCAACGATAAAAGCAATACCAGATTCAATTCTTTTTTTAGAAAAAACTGATGATTTTGACGAGTAAATTTTACCAATTTCTCTAATAAGCCATTTAGTATTTTCCCATCCAAAAAATAATTTCTTTTTCATATTCTTTTTACTATAAATAGTATAAATAGAAAAAGAGGACGTAGCGATGTCCTCTTTTTTTGTTGCCATAACAGCAAACGGTCCTAATAGTCCTCCTAAGAGGTTAGATTATTTACCTTTAATTAATTCTAAAGACCTTTTCAAGTATTCTTTTGCTCTTGGTGAGGGTGTTTTGTCATCGTCTTTAGTTTGAAGGTTTAAAACACGTTCAATATCCTTAACAAGTTCAGTTCCGTGTTCATTTTCTTTATATAATTCTATTATTTTATCCATAGCTTTATTACAATTACCTGAAGCTTCATCATAATAGTTTTTATTTCTGAATTTATTCAAATGGTGCATCATATTGTAAGCTAAATGAGAACCACCATCTTTAACATCTTTGAATAATCTTATATTATTAAGAATACCCAAGGTGTCAACCATTGAATTAACCCCCAATTTTCTTTTATTTACACCTGGTGCATAATCAGTATATTCATCAGCACTACCAACAATTTCATCTAATGGTATTACATTCTCAGGAACACATCTAGGTTTTTCTTGAACTTCTTTCATTTCAGTATCTTGTTGTTCCAAAATTGTTCTTCTAACTATTTTTCTTAATTCAGATTCTTTTATTGTAAACTTTCTCATAAAACTTTTTCTTTATAAATATACACAAGTTATATAAATTTAAAACCCCTATTGATTAGGGGTTTCATTTTCTTTTTCTTCAGTTTTTATTGGGATTGTTGTACTATGTGTTACTTGTTTATTTGGTAATATAACTTCTAACCAAATATCAAATATCAAAAAATAAATCCACCAAGTTAACAAACTTATAGGATAAGTCTCAGGATAAAGATTGGTTATAGTAAGTAAGTAAAATATTTTTGCGAAAATATAAATTCTTACTAATATGTAAAAAACACGATATAAAGAAAACATAGAATTTATTAAATTAAAAAGTGAATTAATATTGTAAAGTTAAGAATATTTATTTTAAAAAACAAATTATGAATAAGAATTTAGACAAATTAATACAAAAAGTTCTGAGAGAATCATTAACACCACCTATGAAATTAATTGAAAAATCTTTAATATCTGAAGATTTAATGTATCACTTGGAAAACAAAATTTCATTAAGTGAAAATGTATTTAGGATATATTCTGACAAGTATTTTAAATTAATCAATGAAGTTAGAAATTTATATTACAATGGTAAAATTTCATTAAATGAAGATGATATTTGGTTGGTTGAATCTGATTTGGGTAAAAAGGTATTATTAGAGAATGGTGATGAAGTTTGGTTAGATGCACCAATGTTTGAAGAGGAAGTAGAGGAGTTATTATTTGAAGCGAAACATCGTGGAAAGAATGTTAAATTAAACTCTCCATTTAGAACACCAGGAGGCCCCAAGAAATTTGCCGTTTACGTAAAAACACCAAAAGGTACAATTAAGAAAGTAACATTTGGCGACCCAAATCTTAAAGTGAGGAATAGAAATCCAAAGGCAGCAAAATCATTTAGAGCAAGACATAATTGTGACCAAAAGAAAGATAGAACAATGGCAGGATACTGGAGTTGCAATGTTGGGAGACACGCCAAAAAATTAGGTTTAAAATCTAGTGCTAATTGGTAATGGAAAATTTACCCTTTCAACAAGAAATAATTGATGACATTAGAATTAGAACATTTGATGAAAATGTTGATGATGAAGAATTAAAATGGCATAGAGATAGAGAAAATAGACTTGTTGAAATCTTAGAAAGTGATAATTGGTATTTACAGATGGATAATGAACTCCCCTCCAAATTAATTGTAGGGGAGAAATATTTTATCCCTGAAGGTGTTTATCATCGTGTTATTAAAGGAAATGGAAAACTAATAGTATTAATTAAAGAGTAATATTACTTATTGTATCTTTTTAAAGCATTTTCAGTAATAAAAACATATTCTGTTTCTTTAAACTCTTCCAAATTTTTTGAATTTGTATAAGACATCGCAGATTTTAGATAGTCTTTAAGATTATCAACCCATTTTTCTAAAGTGTATTCAATCTTGTTGAACTTAGATATACCTTCTGAAGTAACTAATTTATCTTTACCCCATTTTTTCTGTACTTCTTTAGTACTCATACCTCTAAATTTCTTATATAAAAATCGTTTAAAGAATGGATAATTGTTGAATATATAATTTGAGGTTTTTTCACTTATTGGTATAAGTTTGTTAATATAGATTGGGGAAGATGATTCTAAACATTTATTCAATACACCACCCAACATAACATAATCAGCACCTAAAGCCAATGCTTTAATAATATCGTCATAGTTTTTGAATCCTCCATCTGCAACTATTTTTGTATTATAACCTCTTTTCTTTTTTATTTGATAGCATTCTGAAATAAGTGATGCCATAGGGTAGTGAACT